CAATAATCAATTCAATAATCAATTCAATAATCAATTCAATAATCAATTCAATAATCAATTCAATAATCAATTCAATAATCAATTCAATAATCAATTCAATAATCAATTCAATAATCAATTCAATAATTTAAATTATCTTGAACTTAATGCTCAAATATATGCTAATAATTGTGCATCAAATGTCTGGAATAATGTTATAAATAATTCTAATAACTTTTCCATTCCTATGCATCTTATTATTCAACTAGCGAAGGCTAATGCCGATATTGCTTTTTATTGTGAATTACAACGTGCAAGATCAATAAATTATCAATATATTAATAAATCTAAAACTAAAACCAAACCTAAAACCAAACCTAAAACCAAACCTAAAACCAAACCTAAAACCAAACCTAAAACCAAACCTAAAACTGAACCTATAAAAAAATCAAAATCAATATCAATACTTTCATCAATTATATCAAATCATCAAAATAATGATAGACTAATTTATGATAAACTAATAGATATAAAACCATACACAAATAATAAAAAATCTCATTTAAAGTCTTCTATATTTTCTAGACCAATAATTTGGAAAAAAAAAATTAGTGTAAAAAATTCAGACGCGTATGATATTTTTGGTGATGATATTTCTGATACATATCGTCTAAATACTTTATTTGATTTTGGAAAAGAATGTAATGCTCATGGTGTTAAATTTAATTGGAATCGTACAAATGGTATCTTGAGACTAGAATCAAATGATCGTGAACAAATGAATTTTTTTGTCCCAAAACTTAAAATGATTATTGAGTCATTTAGATCAATTGAATCGATTGGTCCTGATAAAGCATATAATTCAGATAAAGCATATAATTCAGATAAAGCATATAATTCAGATAAAGCATATAATTCAGATAAAGCATATAATTCAGATAAATCGAATCATTAATATAGACAAAGTATTTATAATAAAAAATAATATTGATCATATATAGTAGTATAATAAATGAATAAACTAAAAAAATTTGAATATCTTTTTAATAAATCATATTAACATAAATATTCTTTTATTTATATAAATACAAAGAAATGAATAACAATCATATGAATAATAATATTTTTATTCGGTCGACTACCGAAAATAACAATAATTCGGTGATTAATGATTCTGATGACATTAATACATCATCAATAAAAATTGGTAATTTATCATCAGATATAAATGATAATACAATTGAGATATATGATACAAAAGAGGTACCGATTAAAAAACCCAATTTTATTCAACCAGATTTTGATGATCCATTCGAACAAGAATTTGTACCAGAATTAGAAAAAGAATTAGAACAAAAATTAGAACAAGAATTAGATCAAACACATAATCGTGGGCTAAACCCATATTTACTCCATCGTATGCAAATGCAAAAAATGCAATTATCGAGAAAACAGAATATATCATCTAATAAGGAAAATGTATTAACTAATACAATGTCAAATAAAATGATGACAGAAGAAGAGATAGTAAGAAAACATCAATTTAATCATTTACAAAATATGAAACAATCTGGTAATTTTATACAATCTGAACAATCTGAACAATATCAACAAACTGAACAAAATCAACAATATCAACAAACTGAACAAAATCAACAATATCAACAATATCAACAAACCGAACAAAATCAACAAACAGAACAAAATCAACAAGCACAACAAGCACAACAAGCACAGCCAATTTATCGAAAGAATTTTAATCAGCTTGAAGATATTTTAAAACCGCTAGGAATTATTGGCTTAACAAATTTAGGTAATACATGTTATATGAATTCAGTATTACAATGTTTATTCAATATCCCAATATTTAAAGATATTATCACAAATTCTGAAATTATTAAAGAATTATATCCACATGTAATAACTAATATAGATGAAATCAATAAAAAAAATTATTCTGTTATTCTAGCAAAGAGTCAATTAACAATTACATTTCAGATGTTTAAATTAATGAATGCTGTTTGGTCAAACCAGTCAAAACACATTCGACCAATTAATTTTAAGAATGTATTTGGAAACAAGATAGAAGGTTTTCAAAGTTTTGAACAACAAGATTCACAAGAAGCATTATTATGTATTTTAGATTCAATTCATACAGAACTTCAAAGACCAGTGGATATAGATTATAAGATTTTTTCTAAAGAATATCTTGAACTATTCGATAAGATAGAAGAACATAATATATCAGATATTGATTGTTGTTTGATGGAACATGAATACCCAGATTTTTGGGAATTATTATCATTAAAGAGGTCACTAGATAAATATAATAAGAAGACATATTCTTTTGTCTTTGAAATGTTTCAAAATATGATATCATCTACCTTAGAATGTCCTGAATGTAATTTTCATACATATAATTTCGACCCATCGATTATTTTGACAGTTCCAATTCCGAATGAAAGGAAGATAGACATGGAAAAAGTAGAAGAGCAACTTTCTAAATTGAAACATTTATCAGAAGATAAATTAGCACAAATCAAGAAGCATCTAATTATGTCACAATGTAATAGTCAAAGTTTTAATTTGAATGATTGTTTTGCAAATTTGGTAACCAAAGAAACATTAGATGATACGAATAAATGGTTTTGTCCTCATTGTAATGATAAGGTAAATGCGAGTAAGAAATTTAATATTTGGATTCCTCCTAAAATAATGATAATTCAGATTAAGCGTTTTATTCATAATTTTTCACCAAATGGATATTCAGCGCATAAACTAAATAATAGAATAGAGTATCCAATTAATGATTTTGATATAACTCCATATGTAAGTATTTGTTCAAGAAACATAAATAAAAATAATAACAATTTTAAATATGATTTGATTAGTGTTTCTAATCATATTGGTAATATGAATGGCGGACATTATTATTCATTTGTTAAATCATTGATTGATGGTAATTGGTATTGTAATGATGATGATAATGTAACATTAATGAAAGAAGAAGATTTAGTAACTTCAAATGCATATTTACTATTTTATAAACAACGTGAATAATGAATAAGGATTTTATAAGAATTTTATTTAAATAAATTGATTTAAGATTTTATTTAAATAAATTGATTTAAGGTTTTATTTAATAAGTGAATTTAAGTTAAATATATTCATTTATTTCAAAAAAAAGGTTTTATTTAATAAAAATTGAAAAAAAAATATTAGATATATAACATTTATTAGTATATATCTTTATATAATCATGAAAAGAAATTCGTTCAAAAACAGATTAAATAATATGACTAAAAATAGTAATAGTAATACTTTTACCAAAACTGGACCAAGTGTCAGTTCTGGAACACAATCGGATAAAACAGACCCCCAGGGAAAATATGTTCCATCATCTCTATTTACGAAAACTGCTGGTCTTGATTCTTATATCGCACCAGAGAGAACAATTCGTGAATCATATAAATCATCTACCGGATATACTGCTCCAGACCGTGTCGGAGCAGTAGCAAAGGCAAAAAATATATCTACAATAAATAGGATGTCATCTCCTGATGATGATGACATTGTACCTATGAATTTTAAATCATCAGTTAATGATTCGGCAAAAAGTTCAGTTAATGATTCGGCAAAAAGTTCAGTTAATTGCTTAGCAAATTCTGGCATAAAAAATGTGTGTATTTCATGTTCTGGAAATCATAAGTTCAGTCTATTTAATGTTCTTGCTGATGGTTGGGCTAAATTGCCTGATACTATACCAATTCCAATAATGATCGTCGATGAAAAATCCGGTCATTTTAATTTGTGCGCAATGTGTGATCCTGAAACCAAGGGATTTAAAAAATTAAGCATAAATGATATTGATAACATCGTATCAAAAAAAATGCAAATATCTAATACTGCTATTTACTGGTCTGATGGTATTAAAATGTTAGATGTAAATGGTTTAATTAAATTACTAGTTCATCATCCAGAAAAAATTAATATGACAACAATTCAAAATTTAATAAAAATAAATAATTGTCCAGATTGGTGGGATAAATTCTTATCAATAACTGCATCCACTCAAATAGATTCAGAAAATATTGCAAATTCTATTGAACGTGCAAGTTCATATCGTGATATTATATTTGAATTCGCTAATCGATCAGATAAACCTTCTCTTAAAATTATAAAAGATTATGGATTTCCTGAACTAACACGTACATTGAGATCACAAAGAGAGCGTCAAAAACGTATTAATGAGGAAAAACAATATATAGAATCAGAAGATAGAAGAATAAAAAGAGAGGAACGAGAACGTAAAGCATTAGAAGATTCTTTGATTGCTATTAGAGAACGAGAATTAAAGGAATTAGAGGATTTAGAATGCTCTTCAGATAATGAGTTAAGTTTTGAGGAGGCATTTATAAAAGATTTGACAGTTGTTCGCAAAGGCAAGACCTGTAAATTTATTGCCTCTATTAATCCAGAATCGAACGCTTTTGCAAATATTGTACAAAAGGCTGGAGAAGCATCTAAATTACAATCTGGTGTAGAAGCGGAAGATAAGATAAAGAAAGCGGCTATTTGGGAATATTACAAAAATCAGGAAACAGAAATTAAACAGGGCATCAAATATAAGGATTATAATAAAGGTCAGAAAAAATTAGAAAATGCAATTCCTGAAATTCCTGTTCATACTGATCTTAAAAAACCAAAACCACTTCTTACTTTGAATAAGATTCAGAAGCAGCAATATGAGAATATTTGGACTGATTATCAATCTAAGATTGCTACCAATGTTATAACAAATGGTCCTGGTTTTGTTTTGGATGATTGGCAAAGTGATTCAATTGGTCACATTAGAAATGGAAGATCATGTTTAATTACAGGTCCAACATCAGGTGGTAAGACATATGTTATGATGAAAGGTATGGATAATATAATTAATGGTACAGAAGATCAAATTGTAATCTACGTGTCTCCAACTTTTCATTTGGCATATCAAACATTTGCTAATGTAAAGGCGACATTTCCTAACAGAACAGTAGCAATTATTACAGCTGAATTAATTAGTATTCCTACCAATGCTAATATCATTATTGGTACTGCACCTCAACTTTTGAATTATTTTGTAACCACAAAGAAACGATTCCAAGTAGGCATCTTTGATGAAATTCATGTTGCATCAAATGCTTATTATGATAGCTCATCCAAGAGTGAGATTATTCGTGCTAAAGCATATAGTCGTCTCATTTCAAGGTGTGAAAACCAATTTATCGCTGCTTCAGCTACAATTGGTGGAGTTGATGTAATGATACAGTATATTGTTCATCAAATGAATAATGGTAGAGACTCGTCTAAACCATTAATGACTATTGCTGATATTCATCATGTAAATTATACAGTTCGTGCTGTCCCTTTGAATGAATATCGTTTCGTTGATAACTCTATTATTCATCCACTTCTACGAGATGAAAATGGTTTTGAAGATTTGGAATCTGAACCAGTACCAATACCATTAGATGAAATTACTGATCCTGAAATTACTTCTGAAAATCTATTTGAGTTATTGATTCAGATGAAACGAAGAGAAATGACTCCTGCGATTGTATTTGATTTTACAGATGATATTGCATGGAAGACATATGTCGACTTGATTAATTTTGTAGAATCTCATGAATCAGCAGATTATGCATCATATACACAGATGATTGAGAGAACAAATAAAACAATCGATAAATTTAATACTGATCAAAAAACTCGTATGGATGCTCTTCCGGAATCTGATAATTTGGATAGTTCAAAGATGTGCGATGGTAAGAAAGGTAATGGTAAGCGCGAGGCTGGTCTTCGTGCAATTCGTTCAAATCGTATAAAAACATATACCAATATGATAACAGATGCGAAAACCATTCTTCTTCGTAGTATACAACGTTATAATGTGGAAAATACCCAATCACTATGTGATATTCCGCATAATGTTCTTCCTCGTGAAGTAATTGCTAAAATTGCTAATATTTTCGGCAATACTATGACTGAATTACTTAAAGCATATCCCGAATTTCATATCTCTAGAGCACATATTGATATGATGCAACTAATCAAACGTTTAGAAGAAACTGAAAGTGATTCTACAGATCCGATTTCTACTATTAGTACTGACAAGGGAAGTTTTTATAGATTTGCAAAATCTTGTGGAATGGACCAACTTAAAGCAATTCGTGAACCCGGTTCTGATGAAGAAAATTGGAAGAAACGTAAAATGATGATTATACTTGCAGAAGCCCAACGAATCAATCCCAAAGATATTGATGGTATTATCGATGTTGTTATGCGTGGTTTAGAATTTGGTATTGCTATTATCAACCCATCATTACCATTCGTCATTCAAAATATTATTCTTGAAAATCTTCGTACTAAGAATATGGGTATTGTTATTGCATCTGAATCAATGTCTATGGGTATAAATTATCCTCTACGTTCAGTAGTCATTAAAAGTCCATCTGGATCTAGACAAATGAATCCTGGTAAAATGATTCAAATGGCTGGTCGTTGTGGTAGAAGAGGCAAAGATACCCAAGCACATGTCATTTACTGGGGTATCGTGAATCCATATGAAGCTCATCCATCATGTATTCCAGAATTGACTAATTATGAAACTAATTTCTTCATTAATAATGGAGAGGATGTAGGCGGATCAATGATTGAAGGTCAACTCGAACTAGCAATAGAATTGGGAACATTATATAATACATTCTATTTTTACGAGGAGAGAAAGAAACCAGTTCTCAAAGCATCAGCAACAAAGACTGGTGGACGTGTAAAAATATATAGACATAATAATTCTAACTCAAAATCTAACACTTCTTCAAATGATTCAAATAATGATGTCCATACAATTGATGATGATGAACGTGAACGCAAAATTTGTGAGGCGCGCGGTAGTGGTATTAAATTATCGCGTTCTCAATTCATCATACCAACAATTCAAAAATTGGCACTCCGTATTGGATATTCTAAGGCTGAAGCAGATACGATTGCATTCATGATTTCGAATATCGATAGTGAGATCATTTCAGATGAATATTCAATTAACTCTTTCCAAAAATCGAGAGACATAAATCTAATAATGCACATGTTAATTGAACTTCATAATTCATATGCAATGTCATCAAATATAAGTTTTTTAAACTTCCTCGAAGAGATGATCAATATTTTACAAACATGTGAATATCGTTTGATTAAATTGGCAAATTAAGTTAGTTTATTAGTTTATTAGTTTATTAGTTTATTAGTTTATTAGTTTATTAGTTTATTAGTTTATTAGTTTATTAGTTTATTAGTTTTACTAATATGTTGCATTTAGATTATAATTAAAAAATATTTTTAATTATAATTTAGTTTTAATTTTTCATTTATATATATATATCAAAAATTTATGACATATTATTTGCATAATAATTCTTATATTAATCATGATTTAGAAGGAGGTGCTGGAAAAGGTGATCAAAACAATCAATACAAAGGATCAACTAAAAGTGCTTCTTGTCCAAGAATGATTTCCTGTCCTGGAAGAGCAGGGCGAGGAGGAAGAGCAGGAAGAGGAGGAAGAGCAGGAAGAGGCGAAAGAAGCAGGCCAAATAGTAGAGACGATTTGATTCAATCTGACCATACTAATACATCAGCAACAGAACCAGTTGCTAAATTTTGTTGTTATTGTAGTAGAGATGATATGTCATGTTTACCAAATTTAGCACAATCAGATATAGATTTAGTTGGTCCAGAATTATTAAATGATCCAGTGTTAGAACCACATAATTTTTCTTCTTTTAAACACTCTTTGAATTGTAATACTAATATTCAAAATTTGGCAGATGGAAAAGAAAAACCGTGTCCTGTTGTCATATTTGAAATTGGACAAGTATTTGATGTTATTGGAAAGATGAATTTACCATCTTCTAAAATTTGCCAAATTACTCCATCACAATTGAATACAATCGATACATTAGAATCTGATAGATGTATAATTACACCTGCTGTTGATGGACTACCTGCTATTGAAGGAGGAATTGGTTATATATTTTCATATGGTTCATTATCGATAAGAACATTATGGAAACATATTATGATGAATCCATCAATTATAAATCAAGATGGATTTGAAAAATTAAGTAAATTAATATTATGTAAAAGATTTTGGTTTGATATTTATATGAATGATTTTTTTAATAATTGTGATAAAATGAGATTTTATACTCCTCTATTAAATGCAATATTTACAAAAGTATCTTCTGATAATATACTAAAAGATTTATGTGAAAAAAAAAAAGAAGAAAAAATAATAA